TATTAGCACTATAAACACGATCCCAAGCGTCGTTAGCATCAACACCAAATACGTCAAGAGTGCCAATAGCAAAAACGCAAAGATCAATAAGACCGTCAACGATTTCTTCAGCATCTCCATTATTGATTGCAGTAAGAGTTTCACTCAATTCCTCCTGACACATAAGTGCACGGAACATTAGATACTTGCGCATCAAGTCTTTATTATCTTTGTTTGCTTCAAACCATTCACGAACACCAAACTTATGGTGCATCATTGCAATATCATTTGCCCAATCACTCATTTTTATTTCCTCTATTAACTCTTTGTCTGAGATCAGAACTTGAAAATCGATGATCTCTTTTATTAAAGTAAAGCTGAATGTTACGATCTTGGCATTCTTTTTTACCCGTAAAGTCTTTATCCTTATACTCATCACCAAGTATACGTACATGTATATCATACATTTGTAGAATGTCAACTAGATCTTGTTCTGTTGCGTAACAAACAATTTCGTCTACATACTTTACTGCAGCTAGTTGTGTATATCTTTCAACTAGTGTTTGAACTGGCTTGTTCTTCTCTGGTCGATCTACAGATGGATCTACTTGTAATCCTACAATAAGATAATCACACTGCGTTTTAGCTTCTCGTAACATTACAATATGACCTGCATGCAACAAATCAAATGTAGATGCAGTAAATCCTACTTTCATGTCGATTGGCCAAGTTTTGCCAATTCATCTTTTAAAACCAGTTTCTCCTTCTTAAGAGGAACTATATATTTTTCTGGTGCTCTTTCAGCTTCTAAAACTTCAATACGATCATGAAGCTCGGTGTGCTTACGCCTTAGTGATTCAATTCTTCCTTCAATACTCATGCTACCATCCTTGAAAAGTTTTTATGTTTTTCGAATTTAATAATGTTCTCGAACTTATCATACAACTGGTCACCTTTATGACTAATAATAAACACGTTTGAATCAGCTGTCAACTCATTAATGATCTTTAGGAATTCTTCCGTACCAGCATTATCAAGCGAACTATCCATAATCTCATCCATAATCAGAATGTTAGTGGTAACAGAGTTACGAAGCTTAGATACAGAACGCCATGTAAAGAGAAGTGCTAGATCAATACGTAGTTTCTCACCTTCAGAAAATGAACCATATGAAAACTCATCACGGAAACGAGATTTGATCGTTTCATTGAAAGATTCATCAAGCTCAAATTGAACAAAGAAGTCCATAGCGGCAAGATACTTATTGATAAGCTTATTCATTACCGGTACGTATTGCTTAATGATACGAGTCTTGATACCACCATCCTTAAGCATGGAAGCCACAATACTTAGTGTATCGCGATCCTGATGTAGTTGCTCTTGTTTAATATGGAATGATTGCAATTCAGCTTCATATTCATCAATCTTACTCGTATCTACTGCTTCAACCTCTTCTTCAGCGGATTGTAGATCTTTTTTCAGACCGTTTAACACCGACATTGCAAGCTTAATATTAGCTCTATGCTCTGACATCGTCAAATTAGTTGCACTAATCTCTTCTTCAATACCTTCAATTACAAGCAATCTAGACTCAATAACCAAACCCTTTTCGGCCAACTCCTCTTTTGCTTTTACGATTTGTTCAATCTTATCTTTGTTTTCATGTACAGTATTTTCTTTAAAATCATGTTCAATGCCTTGTCGACACGTAGGACAATTATCATGGTTTTCATAGAAGGCAATATCTTTTGTGAGTTTCTGTTGTTTATCACTCAGCTTTCTTGAAATGTCTAGTAGTTCTTGATGCTTTTTCTTTTGATCTGCTTTATCGCTAATTGAAGCCATAAGCTTATCTAGTGTTTCACCAAGTTCATCGATTGATTTGTTTTCACCTTCAATAAACTCAACACGTTCCTTTACGCGCTCTTTGATACGGCTGACTTCAGTCTCCTTAAGTTTACGAATTGATTCGTTGTGTTCTTTTGCAGCATCAATACGATCCTTGACTAGTTCAATTTGGTACTTAATATCAGTAATTTCACCTTTATTAATCTGTAGCTTATCTTTAAGAAGAATATTCATGGTACTAAAGATTTGAATATCAAGTAAGTCTTCAATTACTTCGCGACGATGTGCGGCTGGTAATTGCATAAATGGCACAAAGGTGGAACTACCAAGCACCACAATTTGACCAAAAGACTTAAGGTTCATCTTTAGGATATTTTGTTCAAGATAAGCTTGGTAATCACGGGCAGCTGCATCCTGGTTAAGCAACTCACCATTCTTCCAAATCTCAAAAATGTTTGGCTTAATACCACGCTTAACGGTATACTTATTACCACTAATATCAAATGAAACCTCTACTTCAAGATTCTTTTGATTAATAGAATTCATAAGCTGCGGCTTATTAATCTTACGGAATGGTTTACCATACAATGCAAAGCAAATGGCATCGAGCATGGTTGATTTACCGGCACCATTCTCCCCCACAATAAGTGTGGATTTATTCCTATCTAGTTTGATTTCTGTCCATGCATTACCAGTAGATAGAATATTTTTATATTTTACATATTTAAAGACAATCACAGATTAATAGCCTCGTTATATAATTCATGAAGAAATGTTTCTACTCGTTTCTTATCACCACGAAAATCAATTGTATCAATATAGTTCTTAAGGATAGTTAGAGTATCCTGAGCTTCATCAATAAGTCCCTCATCGTCAACGCCATCTAGATTAAGATGGTCGTCAACAACCTTAATATCAACTGCACCAGATTGCTGGAGAGAATCAATGAACATATCAAATAGATATGGATTGGTCTTGTTTTGTACTATAACCTTAATATATGTTCCTGTCAACTGTGAAGTATCAAGATTAGCAATATCTTCGATAGTCATATCTTCATCAGAATATTTGATCTTTATAAACATATCCTTATGGCCAGGAATGAATTCAATCTCACGAGTATCAGTATCTAGAACATGAAACCCACGAGGATCGCCATAATCATTCCATGTCATTTGATATGGTGAGCCGAGATATGAAATGTTCTTATGAGTGGATTTATGATGGAAGTGACCAGAGCATACCAAATCAAACTTTGAAAACAAATCTGGAGTTTGCCCATGATCACAGATAGTACCACGATGCATTTCAAACCCTTGAATCTCAAAATGACCGAGTAGAATACGAGCCTTTGTACCTTCAATTGCTTTCATTGTAACTTCATAATTTTCGTCACAAATCCAAGGGCACATCATAATTGTACATCCATCAAACTCTAGTTCGACAGGTTTGTCCCAATGTACTTTAAACTGATCTAAATCATCAAACAGTTCTTTAAGACTATTGACTGAATTGGTATTCTTATAGTAGGTATCATGATTACCAACAATCACATTTGTTGTAATACCTTCATTTACTAATGGTGTAATAAAGTTATCTTTTACATTCTTTAATGTAACATAGTTTACATACTTTCGACGATCCATAAGATCACCAAGATGGAGTACATTCTTAATATTATGTTCTTTTAAATATGGTAAAAATGTTTCATAAAAGAATTCATTTTGAAAGTTAGCAAAATGTTTACTATCATTTCGTACACCATAATGCGTATCAGTAATAAGAGCAATCTTCAATCATCATCTCCAATAAACTTTTCAAGACCTTTTTTCTTATCACGTACCACCTTTTTCTTTTCCATATTTTCTTCATAAGTACGTACAAAATCATTCATATATGAGTTATTTAGATCAATATACGAAGCTTCACCAGCATCACCATCTGATTTATCAATTGCTGTACCTTGTACAACAGAATTCTCAACAACCTTATGCTTAATGTACAACTGTTTCTTTTCTTTGTCAATACGTCTTAGAAAAGCAAACCAAATAATTTGTGTGAAATACGCAAACGGATTACTAGACTTCTCGGGATCAAAATTATTGATTGCTTGAATTGCATTCTCAAGCCCATCAGATATCATATCATCTTTATATGAATAACCAGAGAAGTTAGGTCTACTGGCTAGACGTGTAGCAATCTTATATATGCATTCACCAATGTAGTTTGGAATTCTAGGTAAATCATCACCAGAGTTCTCAGCATCTATACAATCTTTTTTATACTGAATAAGTGACTCTAAAAACTGTTGATTATTAACATAATTTTTTTTCATAATATCTCCTTCATACATAATATATACTACAAATTATTGGGTGTCAACCTAAATTAATAGTTGACAGTCATTTTTTACGTGGTATAATGAATATATGATTCAACAAATTAATGTTTGATTGATTTTCTGGATTCTATCATTGCTGTAAAGATAGACTCTAAATCACTGTCATATGATTCAGATTGCAATGAATTACTCTTACTATTTAGTTTATCCATATACTGATTATAATATGACTCAGCTTCATCATTCGCTTTAGACATAAATGATATGTCTTTTTTATCTATACGTACAATATCTAATATAGAAAACAATGTCCAACTTTTTACAAATACACCATTATGCGGATCTAATCCAAAACTTACTGGGTCTAGAATATCAACCCATTCTGCGGTTTCATCAGATATATATCCGACAAGATCTTCGGCGTTTTTAAGTTTTATATTGATTAGCACAATTAATCCTTTATATCTACATTATAGATTTTAAATTCAAACTCTTCTGCAGTATAAATCTTTACTCGTTCCATAAAATGATTTACAGCAAAATTCTTCTTACTTTTCCATTGTAAATCATCAACTATATCATAGAGTATAGCTTTATCTTTACCATTACCTTTTCTTAATACACGTCCAATAGATTGTAAGTTTCTTATTTTACTTTTTGACGGAGATGCGAAAACCACGCTATCAAGTCGTTTGATATTAACACCAGTACTAAAAGTACCATAACTGGCGAGGATAATGTTATCATTGCTAGATTCAGCAATCCTTCTAACAGATTCGCGGTCCTCAGCATTAACGCCTCCATGTATGAAGTGTACACTTTTCCCTTCACATTGAAGCATAGGTTCAAGCACTCTACCATGTTTTTCCACAAACTGGAATAATATAAGGGTATTACCTTTAAGGTTCCACGCAAGGTTTCTAATAAATTTGTTTCTTGCTTCATTTTGTACAATCCAATCAATTTCCTCTTGGTATGACTTATTACTATTTATCTTTCTCGCAGAATCACTATATCCAAGTACAATAGCCTTAATCTTAAAGTCTGCTAGTGTGTTATCATCGATAAGTTTCTTTGTTTGAGTAACCTGATATACTTGACCAAATAGACCTTCTAAAACTAACTGATGAGTTTGAGAATCATCCAAAGTACCAGTAAAGCCGTAACGATATACTGCATCTGGTGCTTTTTCCATAATACCAGTAAGCGATTTTGCCTTTGCAAGATGTGCTTCGTCAACTATAATACAATCAAATTGTTGAAACCACTTCTTTGGCATTTTATAGATTGATTGCCATGTAGTTACTGTATAAGGCGAATCAGATAACTTATCAACTCCAGCCATAATTCTATGTATATCTAGATTTCTACCTTTGTTATATTCAATAAAATCATTTGACATTTGATGCACAAGAGATGTTGTGGGTACAATAATCAGTACTCTTCTATCTTGTTCTACATGAAACCTAGATAATAGATAAATCATAAACGATTTACCAGAGGCTGTTGGAGATAACAATAACCCACGATTGTTACGAATTGCTGTTACAACCGCGTTATTTTGATAATCTCTTGGTTCATATGCTGAATCAAATTCTTTTGCTAATGTATAACCATAATCATTTGGTATTTTATTTAGTGGCCAAACGTCTTTATTGGCTAATTCGATATCATAACCTCGTACCTTACAGAACTTAGCAATACGAGGAATTAAACCAGTATAGATCATACCGGTCATTGCATTAAAAAGGCGAATCTTTCCATCCCAAACTTTATTACGTACTGCCGGCATAAAACGAGCACCGGGCACTTCAAACTCAAAATGGCTGGATAGTTCCATTTTAATACCTGGATCTGCTTGGATCCTTACATAACACTCATTCACCTTTTCAATAACAACTGTTTCCATTATGCGCCTGTTCTAAACTTTTCCCAATCAATTACATTTTTAAGTATATAGTTACGGTTATTAATTTGTCTAATAATTGATTCTAGATACTCGACAATTGCCTCTTGCATACCAATCTTAAGTGAAAGATTGACAACATCTTTATCAGAATCTAAATATGTAGGAATATCTGAACGAAGAATTTTAAGTGGTTGTGGTTCCCAGCCATGCTCTTTGAGTTCATAGCTATCCATATTACCACTATAATAATCAGTCTTGAGTTTGACCAAAATTTTATAGTCGGATTTATATTTTTTAAGCTTTAAGCCTTCTTCGGTATACCATCTAAAATATTTGTTATGAAGTTTTGGAATATCAGCCGAATTTTGGCTAATATTAGCAATATCAATCTCGCCGTCTTTTGCCCATTCTTCATATAGCTGTTCAATCTTCATGATATACTCCTATGTATCACATCACAATTATTATATACTATAATATATAAGGTGTCAACCGTAAATATTGACTATATCAAAGTACGTATACTTAAATGTAACATCACATGTGGCAAATTCGACATCAGAGTTTGTAGTATTAAATTGAATACCAGTCATTGCAATTGGAAATATATCGACAAATTTAAGTTCAAAGTTCACATTACCTTTACTGTCTAAAGTAAATAATGATGCATCCGAATATAGACTATTGTCAGCATTCTTAAGATCTTTATATTGATCAAAGTTTTTAGGTTTGGTAAGACCCGATAACCATGTAAAAATCTCTTTATAGGCATCTAAGTTTTCGTCCATGCGTA